CCTTTTGCGCGCATCATAGTTTTGTAGTCTTGCATGTTCCATGGTGTATCAGTCATTGTTCTCCAATAATCATTTGGAAGTCTGCTTCATTAAGAATGACGTAATTACGCCCGCCAAGGTCGAACTGAAGCACAGGAAGGCGATCTTCAAGTACGGCACGTTGCGTTAGCTCTTGTAATTCTTTGGACTTAATTGAGTAAGACTTTTCATTGTATGTCAATTTGTTTTCTATAAGCATGTCATGGGTGCGCACGTCATTCTTACGCATCCACCCAGAACCTGACCCTGCATTACGACTACCATTGTAAGCCTTAGCAGAACGTAATTCCTGCTTTTTAGAGGCTTTCATTATCTGGCGTTGTGTATCTCTTGGATTTTCTCTTCCTAAGATCATGCGAACTTTTCTTTAGCCTTTTGTTTAAGCGCCTCTTGCAGTCCTAGGTCTTCCCTAACACCCTGTAGTAGGGCATCTTTACCTTGCCATTTTTGGCCATCGTAGTTGTAATACGCTCCACCACGGGTAATAACTTCTGTAGCAATACAGATGTTGACAATATCTTTTATGGTGTCAAACTCACCAAGTTTAAACCCACCTGAATCAGAGAAGTAGAAATCAACTACGGCAATCTGTTGTGGTCTGTAAGTTTTGTTTTTAAGCGTTCGGGCACGAATAGTTTGGCCAACTGGCTCATCTTTTTCTTTAATCCACTCATCACGCTTTAATTCAATGCGAACAAAATAGTGGAAGTTCTTTGCTTTACCACCTGGAGTAGTGCGAGGGTCACCGTACATGACGCCAATCTTTTCACGCCACTGGTTAATAACTAAGCCAGTACACCCACGATCTTCATGGATCATTGAACGCTTTTGAGCCTTTGATGATTTACGAAAGAATTTGCCAGTAAGTCGTGCACCAAGACCCATTTGAAACTCAGACATAGTTTTTTCGTCTTCGTCACCAGGTACAAGGGCTGGCATGGAGTCAAGAACAATACAGTCAACTGCACGATTCTCCATAGTTTTAATAATTAAGTCGTATGCATGTTCCATGATGTTGGTTTCAACAACCCATAGGCGCTCTAAGTCAACACCAAAAGCTGCCGCGTATTCTGGTACAAACTCTTCAGCCGCTACCCACATTGCAATCCAATCAGGGTCTAACGCTTGGTTAGCCGCAATGGTTTTGTAAGCAATGGCTGTCTTACCTGAGGATTCATCACCAATAATTTCTGACCATTGGTTCATGGGCCAACCCCCACCAAGCATTAGATCATAAGCAAGGATGCCAGTTGTAATCCGTGGAAGTTCTTCTTTAACTCGGTTACCTTGAACAACGATGTCTTCGCCGTACTTTTTGTTAATGGACGCAATAATTGACGCAAGCGTCTCATGCTGTTCGGGTTTCAATTTGTTCTCCTAGTTATACAGCCCAGTTAGACTGTTCTCCTTGATCATACATACCATTCCACCCACATTCAAAGCATCTTGGGGCAGGACTTGAACCATTTATCATTGTGCCCCCACGACCTACGCGAGTAAACACATTCTTACTTCCGCAAGAGGGGCAAGATAGATGACCTTCTTTACGATGGGCTTCTCCACCTTTCCACAAACGAATAGCGTCACCCATACCAAGGTTGTCTGTGGGTGCACGAGAGTCATCTAAAACTCTCTGGCTAGTTTGTTGGAATTGCGGTTGTTGCTGATGCTGTGGTGTTACCGCAGCAGGAAAGCGAATAGGAGGTGAAGTTGGGGGTAACGAAACTTCCCTAGTTTGGGGGGGATTTGGGTCGGATAACCGGCGTGACCACCAATCACTCATCTTCTTCTAACTCCTCCATTGTAGTTGTCATAAAACTTATAAATTGAGCAGCTGACTCTTTGCTCATTTCAATTTCATCAATTTGTTCTGGAAGGAAAAGGATATCACCATCAATCAGATGAGAGACTAACCCCATGCCAAAAGAAACAAGTACGTCTTTTGTGCGTTCTAATTCATCTTCAGTAAGATCCTGATGGACTTTAACAATCTCCATCATCCAATCTGAACACTCTTTAACGTTGTCAAACACCCCAATTGCAGTAAGGACTAACCATTTTCTAATGATGTCCATAATTTCACTTTCTTGGACATCTCCAGAAGGTACAGAAAACCCTGCGGTAGAAGCTAGCTTTTGACCCTCAAGAATAGAAAGGGCTAGATAGAAGTTACGTTTGTCAACAGGTGTCATAGATATGGTCACTTTCCTTTTGCCTACGCCCAGCTACTTGCCGAGTGACAGGACACCCTTAATGGTATACCTTCGTACACTACCCCGTCTCCCATTGCTGATATGAGTAGGGGAAGCATGGCATCAACGTCCTCATCTTTGACCAGCACAACCAATTCGTCATGCACTTGAACCAGCATTCTGGCGTCGTGCTCTTTAAAAGCATCGTAAACATCAATCATTGCTTTCTTGCAAATGTCAGCAGCAGACCCTTGTACTACGGCGTTTACGGCCTGACGTTCTGCTCTTGAGCTAAGCATGCGATCTGTGGCTTTAAGGTCTGGTAAATGCCTACGTCGACCAGACATTGTAGAGACATACCCAAATGCCTTACCCCTGCCAATCACTTCTTGCTTCCATTTTGTAATGCCAGAGAACTGTCTGTAATACTGGTCAATGACGTATTTGGCGTGTTCCTCGTCAATTCCTGTAGTGCGGGCTAGCTTTTGTGATCCGCCACCGTATGCCGTGAGGAAGTTAACCCCTTTTCCAAGTTGGCGTTCATCGGGGGTAACTTCACTAACATCTTTCCCAAGTACCAAAGCGGCTGCACCTGAGTGAATGTCTGCACCTGTTAGGAAGAATTCACTCATTTTAGGGTCATGGGAAAACATACACATAACACGAAGTTCAATTTGGTCATAGTCAGCAACTAATAGCTGGTAACCCTTTGGGGCTACAAACAACCCTCGTACGCTACTGTCGCGTGGAATGTTTTGTAGGTTTGGGTTGCTTGAAGATAAGCGGCCAGTAGCAGTTCTGTGTAAGTGAAATGATGGGTGAAGACGCTGATTTACTAACTTAGGTAGTAGACCATCCACGTATGTAGTGGCAAGCTTCTTGGTTTCTGACCATTCAATTAACAAAGGGATTACGGGATGCTTGGTTTCTAACTTATGCAAAGATTCTTCGTCAACGGAAGCATTTCCACCTGGCGTAGTCTTGACAGGCTTAAGACCTAGGCCACCTTCTTTTTTCTTATTAAATAACAATTCCTGTTTGTGCTTAGAACTATCTGGGTTAAACCCTGGTGGGGCGTAATCCATCATTCCTAAAAAGATCTCGTTAAGACGTTTTTCTAAAGTCTTTCCTAAGGTAGTCATGGATCGTTTGTTGACGGGGATCCCCTCGTCTTCCATCTCCATTAGTACCCGCAGGACTTCCATGTCTTGTCTAAGGCAAGATAGAAGTTCTGGAACTGAACAGATTTTAACCCAAAGATGTTTGTAGATAGCCCAAGTCCAACGTACGTCAAGGTGGACGTACTTAGTTGCTTTAGAAAAAGGTACTTCAGTAATAATGCTGCCAAGTTTTCCATCTTGGTAGTAAGCGTTGTGCCCCTCAAAGTTATGGGCAATTAAACCTGTGAGGCTGTACTCCGACAGGTTCTCGTTGACAACATGTTGCATAATCATGGTGTCAAGGTATGGGCCTGGTGGAAGTTCTCCGCCGTAGTACTTGCGGATTGAACGAGCATCAAACTTTACGTTATGCCCAATCTTTACCATGTCGCTAAAGAACAATGGTTTGAGGGCGTCAAAGACTTCAGTACAAGATAGTTGTGGGGGCGCAGGACTAAACACAGCGGGTTTAAAGTAGCGACCTTTGGCCATTGACTCTTTACCACTTGCCGTAAACTTACGATACCCAGGAGGGGGTATGGTAGATCCGTCTCCGCGTTCTTCCGGAATAATTACCTCACCGTTTGGGTGCCCCATTGGGATAGCCCATGACCGTCCTGTTGTTGCAATACCAATCCAAAACACGCTGTTGCGTAAGGGGTCTAAGGCAAGTGTGTTCTTCCACCTTGCAGTAACAATTTCTTTTGCACGTGCTTTGATATCTTCTGAGGGAGCCTTGAGAGTTAAAACGTGTTCTTTCCACTCTTTGTCAATCCACTCAACTACATCAGGATGACGTTCTACATTTCCCATTGTTTCTACGTCAAAGGTAAATGCCCCAACCTTAGAAACAACTTCAATTATTTCGTGTATCTCTTCAATCGTAGATACAACGTAGGGGTGGTTTCCCACCCCTACGCTAACAACATCGGTTGTCATTTAAATCAGTCGCCTAGGTCTTCAACAACAATCTGCTGAAGATCTTTGCGAGCTGGAATTGAGATGATCTCAGGTCCATAAGCTTTACCACGGAAGTCTTTTACATCTTCTGTAGTAAGGGCTTCAAGGCCCCACTCTTCAAGGTCGCGGTCTTTAACCAACTGATGATTGGTTGCTGACGTTGCGCCTTTTCCTGAACGGCTTACTGCCCAGTAGTGCTTTGACAAAGGTCCCTGGCGAGGGTCATTGTGAAAGTTCTTTAACTGGTCAATAACTCGCGGACCAACTTCGTATGACTTGACAGTTGGTTCTGAATCACTGCTAAGCAAAACCACATTGAAAGTAAATCGTGTTGACGGGCGACTGCCAGCGTCACACAAAGGACAACCCTTGGGGTCAATGTCTGCAATGCAAGTAAATGACTTCTGACCTGAACGCTCTACCCAGTGCTGGCGGAAAGAAGCGTAAGGCTCATCCTCCAAAAACTTGATAACGATGGGGTCGTCCATCACTCGTAGGCGTTGTGCAAAAGGAGAGTCAGCATGTTTTACTGCCTCCGCTGCACCCCATCCACGGCGGATGATGCGTGAACCTGAGGCTGGAGCCTCTTCGACTTCTTCAGCATCTTCAACCTTGAGAGACAACCCTGCGGTTGCCCGCACAGGTGCATCTTCCATAATTTCTTCTTCGTCGTCATATCTGCTCATAATTTTTCCTTAATCGTTGGGCCATTGTTTTTTGATGTGCTGTCTGAAGCCGTCCCAGTTGGCCTTGACTGGGTTGTCTATCTCAAACCGCGACAGCGCGGTGATCAGAAACTCTACCTGCTCTAGCGAGTAAAGTCTACGTCCTTTTGGAGTTTTTCCTAAAAGTTTTTCAGTACGTGGTGGTGGTGTTCGGTATTTGGCTTTTGGCAACCAACCGTTTAATTCCCATGACCTAATTGTAACGGGCTTACGGTTAAGGGCTTTAGCTAATTCTCCAACAGTAAAAAACTCTCTGTCTACACCACCAATTTTTAGTATTTTAGATTTTGCTCCATTTAAAGGATCTTCAACCATTGAATCTCTACCAGGGGTGGGCCTGTTTTTGGGTGGCTTTTTACCTGGGAAATCGGGCAGGCTGTTAAAAAGATCTAATGGGTCTTTTGACATTATTCTTCGTCGTAGCTTTTTTCGTTAACTAATTTAAATGCCCATGTTTCACGCTCTGTATAAAACCTTGTAACTACATCTTTGTATTCGTTTGCCCATGCATACTGCAAAATGCGGTCTTCATTAGTAGTTTCAATTACTTCTTTAACCTCATCCCACGCATCCATATTCTTAATCCATTCAATAGCTGCAGATAGGTCAAATGAGGTAGACACTCTGCGTTCATGCTTTAACTGCATGTCCCCTGCTGGCAACCATTTATGTCCTCGATCATCTTGTTTACCATTGCTAGAAACTTGACGAACAAGTTCACGCTTAAGTTCATCAGCCCTGCTAGCCGTTTTATCTGCAAACTCTTTAGCAGCTTTGTACTCTTCAGCAAGCCTTGCTATTAGTTCTGGAGAAGGCATGGGAGTTTCGGGGCGGTCTGGGAGTTTTGGCTTGTTTGACATTTTACACCTGTGAGTCTCGTAGGAATGAAGTTAAACTACTTAAAGTAATATCAAAACCACCACGCACATCGTGGTGTTTTCCGTCAACAAAAGCTTCGTTGATAGACCGTTTTTGCTGAAGCATGTCATATTGTCTTTCTTCAATTGACCCTTGCATGACGAATGTGGCAATTGTAACATGAGGGAATTGAGAAGACAACCTAATGATGCGAGCTTCTCTTTGTTCAAGTTTGCCACTACTCCATGGCAGGTCATAGGAAATTAAGTAGTTGGCCATTGGTAGGTCAACTCCGTAGCCACCAGCATCTGATGATAAGAAGAGCCGAGTGTTAGGGTCATTGCCAAATTGTTGCTTAGCGTTATCTTTATCTTCTGCTGAAACATCCCCAGTAAATAAAACTGAATTTGTTATTCTCTCAGTTGCTTTTTTAATGAGTCTTAAGTTTTCTTTAAAAAACGAAAACAATACAACTTTGTTTTTAGGGTCTTCTTCAAGAACTTCTGTAATGTAAGCAACTACTGCATCTAGTTTTGGAGTGACTGTAACGCCGTCTAACAAATGTTGACTAGCAATAGATGCGGCGTAGGCACTGCCTTGATTGAGCAATGTGGTGTCATTGTACGCTTTGGCTGAGGTAGCTACTAAATGTGGGTTGTCACACAACATACGAAGAACCGTGAGCCTTGACATAATTTGCCCTTGAGCTTCGTTTGAACCAGGATCGTTGTAATGCTTCCAAAGGTTAAAAGACCCACCGTGCATGCTTATTGCTTTTTGTAATTGTTTTAACAAGTCAGTAGCAATAAGTTTGTAGAGGGCTGCGCCTTTAGTGTCAAATGGAATTGGGATTGTTTGATGAATGATCTTTGGAAGTTGATCTGCGATGTCTTCTCTTGTTTTGCGAATCATGCAGGCTTCTAAAGATGTGTGCAATTGTTTTAGGTTTTTATATCTTGTGGCTTTGCCAAAATGATCACGAACAATAAAGGTTCTATCAAACAAATCAAACTTGCCAAGAATGCTTGGGTCAACAAATTCCATAATTGAAAACAATTCTTCTGGACGGTTTTCAATAGGTTGACCGGTTAGGGCAAAGCGGTAAGGGACGGTTTTGCCAACCTTTTTAATAAGCTTTGATCTCTTGCTTACCCTAGATTTAATAATTGTGGCTTCATCAACAACTACTGCTTGTATTGGAATCCTAGATAAAAAAACAGTATCTCTAGTTAAAGTTTCTGGGTTTACAACAATGTATTTTGCAGATATGCAAGCACGCCAGCATTGCTCTCTGGCCTTAGGAGAACCATCTATAACTACACATCGAGAGTCAGTAAACTTGTTTATTTCACGCTTCCATTGGTATTTCAATGAGGCAGGAACAATTACTAAGCACCTATCAATATCTTCGTTATTGATTAGGGTTTCTATTGCTGCAATTGTTGTAACGGTTTTTCCAGCACCCATAACCAAACCTAATAACATTTGTCCGCGGTCGACCATAGCGTCAACTGACTCTTGTTGGTATGGGTATAGGGTGCCTTTAAAAGTCATAGCATCCAGGGAGGTACTACGGTTGCTGTGGTAAGGCCAATTTCTATTTCATCATCGGTCATGTCACCAATATCTTTGGCGCTAGTACCTTGGTAGTTCCACCACTTTAAACCTTTGCGTGGCCTGCCCATAAACTTGTATAGCTTTTTACTTGATTCAATACCAGCAACATCGTTATCCATTGCAATAATTACAGTGTCGGCCATGTGGGTCAAAAGGTTCATCTGTTCTTTAGATACTTGTGCTCCAAAAGAAGCAACTGCTTGAGGTTTACTAAATACCATAGCAAATCTAACGACGTCTAATGGAGACTCTACGAGGATGGCTGTGCGGTTTTGGAAACGCTCAACCCCAAACAAGGTCTTTGCTTTCTCTACACCTACAGGAAAGTTACGTACCCAGTCTGTCTTTTTTTCTTGCCACCCCATTAACTGACCCATTGGAGAAATTATGGGGATAGCCCAACTCCTATTGGTTGGGTTCCAGCGAACGCCGTAGCGGTATACCAAATCTGGGTCTAATTCTTTTGTGGCACAACGTTTATCAGATACTCTGTCAAATCCAAAGAAAGCGTCAGTACGTAGTTGTGGTTGTTCTGCTTCTTGCTTCTTGGGTGCGTACAACCTTTCTGCTCCAGCGTTAATCAAAAACTGTTGAGCAGACGCCGCAGTATCCCCGCATAGTTCATACAGAAGGCTTGATAATGTTCCTCTAGCACCACATGAAAAACAAATCCATAAACCACTAGAAGCATTCATGCTCCATGATGGTGACCTATCTTCTTTACCTACAACCCTAAGGTGAACTGGGCATTTCCCAGTTATCTCTCGTTCACTAATACGAGATAGTTCTACCCCTGCAGTTTCTAGTACCAGAGTCAGATCAGTCAATTGAGGGGTCAATGCTGTGCTCATCTCCCATAACCTCCTCAAACTCCATGGTCTTCCAATCCCACTTAACATGCACTTCACCAGTAGGTGCCGTACGCGCTAAAACAACTCTGATGATTGCTTGGTCATCCATGTCTGGGTTGCGCTCTACGCCAAGGATCAAGTCGGCATCTTGGGCAAATGAAGAGGTGTAGCCAATTGCGTCAGCGGTAACTGCACGAGTCTTTCGGTTTTGTAGTTTCCACGACAAGACTTGAGTAGTAGCAACCACAGGAATGTCAAAGCGTTGAGCCATGCGTTTTAATGCACGAGTAATGTTGGTCAGTGCTTGTGGACTTCCTTTTGCTTCACCTTCTTCATCGTCCATCAAATACACACCGTCAACAAACAACACGTCTGGTGAGTACTCCTGGACTTTGCTAGCAAGTGCGCTAACCGTTGTGAGGGATGATGTGTCTTCACTAAAAACAAAAGGTTGCATGTTCTTTCGTAGCGACAACGCTTTCTTAATTTTGGCCATGTCTTTTGCGTCTAGGTCGCCAGACAAAATACGGTCATATGGAACTTTAGCAATCAAAGAGTCATAGCGAGCTTCTTGTTCTTCAATGCTCATTTCAAAAGAAACAAAGAGTGGGCGCTTGCCATGAACGTGCGCTGAGTTAGCAAGAATCAAAGCAAACAAAGATTTACCACGCTTAGGTTCTCCTGCAAACACAACAAACTGTTGGGGACGCAACCCGTGGGTAATTTTATCAAGACCATAAAAGCCAGTTGGGATACCACGAAGAGCATTTGGTTGAAGCCGCATTTCTTCATAACGTACAATTCGGTTTTCCCAGTTTTGAATAATGTCAATGTCACGAAGACGCGCCGTTTCAACTGCTGCTTTTTGTAAGCCAGCAGATAGCGAGGCAACTGCAGCAGAAATATCATCAGCGTTTAAAAATGAAATTGCTGGTTGAAGCGCATCCATAACGCAACGCTTTCTGTAAGCGTCAAAGATTTCTTCAATCAGTCTTGAGTAACTTTCGTCTGTTGAGTCATAGAGAGAAATAGCACCATGCTCTTGTACAAATACTCGTTCAGTAGGCACCGCGCCATGCGTGCGATAGAACTCAAGTATCCATTGCCAAATACCAGACCATTCACCAGACATGTGATCTGGTTTTACGCCAGCACGAACTGGGACTGTGACATCCTTGTCTTGAATTACTTTAGAAATTAAGTGAAGTTCACTAGATGCCATTAGTTTCTCCAGGCGGTGGTTGGGGGAATGACTGTAGCACGCATTCCTAAAATGCGGGCAATTTCTTGGTCGGCAACATACACTGTATGGATTGCTCTGTTGTAACGTAAATCAAGTTCATAATCTTCTGGCGTTTCGTAACGCTCTACAACAGGGGTTACACCCTTACGAACAAGCCATTTGTAAATGTGTTCAACGGCTTCTTGTGGTAAGAAAGTAATTACCTCTGTTGAAATGTTTAAACGATTTACTGCGTCAATCAAAGATTTTAAGGGAAGGTCATTGGGTTTCCAAAGTTTTAAAGCTGCATCCCAATCTTTACTACGTTCATAAAACTTTGACTTCATTCCAGCGGTTCCATTTGGTCGAGATGCAATAAGACCTTCAAACACGCATGCTTGGCCAGGTCGACCAAAAATTGCAATGTCTCCGCCTTCCATTAGGAAACCTTAATTTCGGTCATATCCATGACCGCATTTTTAACCCTGTCACCGTATCTGCGAGTGAAATCCATAATTGGCATAGTTGAAGTAATAATTACTGAACGCATATCTTCATAGCGTCTGCGAATGAGGCTTCCAATTTCATGGTTAGCAAATTCTGTTTCTCGCTCTTGACCAACCCCGTCAATTACGGCAATGTCAAACACCCCTTGAATGTACTTAATGAGGTAGGGGCTGGAATACATGGAAGGTAAAAGGTTGTCGTTGTCAAACTGGTCTTTAAGCATTTCTAAATACCGATCAGCTGTAACAAATCTTCCTGAGGCAGGGTGGGTTGTTACAAGGATTTTTAAAAGATGTTGGGCAATAACACTTTTGCCAGTTCCAGTTTTTCCGTGCAGGTAAAGACTGTTACCTGGTTCGTAGCTGTCAAGCCATGCCATAATGCTGGTGTTTAACTTAATGCCATCTTCTGGAATGCTGGCTAATCTCTGTGGAATTTTAGAATGAAACAGACGTTCGTCTGCTGTGCGGTTACGCCACCAGTTTTCTGACTTCCAATCAGTCGGTGTCTGGTAATTCGGTTTCATGTGGCTCCTTGTTGTATGACTCGTTGATGATCTTCCAAAAGTCATCTTCCATTTTTTTCTTATGTAAAACCTTGTTGTGAACATTTAAACCGGCAACCGTAGAAAACTTAGCGCCACAATGTAGGCATTCATGCAACAGGTCTGCTT